AACAGACCATCTTCCGTTTGAGTCTGTATCTAAATCAAAGATACCTTCTGTAGTAGTATTAACTGTACCTGTGTTAGCAGATGCACCTTTTTCAGCGTTGATGTAGATAGTTCTAACAACTTCTCTGTTGATCTCAGCAAGGATCTCAGCAGATAAAATGTTTGCTAGTTCTGTCTCTGCATCTAAACCGTGGATTGCTTTAAGGTCTTGAGCAAGTTCCATAGTGTATTCTGCTTTAAGAGCTCTAGACTTCGCAGTAACTGTTGATTTCTCAATTGAGAAAGCCATTTCAGCAAATGCGTTGTTTGATGAGTCTCCTAATGCTTCAGCAGTAGCAGTTGTCATTGCAGTACCTTTTTTGTAAGTACCAGCTGGTGAGTCGTTTAATAACGCAGGGTTTGAACCACTGTGTCCATCAGCTTCTTGTCCTGATGTTGAATCACCTGCAGCGTTTCTTGCAGAGAAATCAGTGTCTGCTTCATCAAATAGCGCTTCGTTGCCAGTTGCTGAAGTGTATCTGCTTCTCATAGCAAATATAAGACCAGTTGGACCAGTCATTGGTTGAACGCCTGCAATGTCGTATGCAATTAGATTTGGCATTGCTCTTCTAACTAGTGAAATTAAAATTGGATCCCAATTTGATGTTCCACCTGTATTGTTAGTAGGAGCAGCTTCTGTCATAAATGCAGCGTCTTCTTTTTGTGCTCTTTCTTGGTTTTCCAAGATCGTAGCAGTAACGGCACGTCTGTAAGAATCACTGATTTTTGGTAAATCAGGATGCTCTAGGACTGGCTGCCATTTCTTTTCGTAAGTTTCAGATAAGTACATATCGTCTTCTCTCCCTATTAGTATTATTTGTTAGACAATTTAATGTCTTTTGTTTTACTTATAGCGGCGGTATAAGCAGCCATACTGTTCGTCAAGTCCGCAGGATCAACCTGTTCAGACCCATCGCCTACCGCTACATCATCTATATCATTTGATTTAGCTTCTTCTTTAGCACCAAAGTAAGACTCTTTAATAGTTTTTACTTTAGATGTAAAGTCTTCCTCGTTTGAATACTCAACTTCTTCAGCAAGTTTGTTAAACTTTTCTTTTTGAACGTCAGTTAAATCTTCAGAAGATTTCTTAATGATTTCTTCTTTCTTTAACTCACCATTCGATTTGTTAAGTTCAACATTCTTTTCGATTTCTTCGTTAAGTTTTTTCTCAAGGTCTTCAATTTTAGAAGCTTGATCTTCAAGCACATTATATTTTTCATCTGGAACATCTATGTAGTGATCTTCAAATAGTTTTTTCAAACCACCAATAAAGTCCTCAGCAATTTCGCCTTTGATACCTCTCTCAATAGCGATCTTGTTTTCTTGCATCCATTCTTCTACAACGTAGTTTAGATATGAGTCTACTTTTTCAACAAGTTCAGCTTTGTGAGTTTGTGTATCTTCTGCTAATTTAGTTTCATATTCGCCTTGTAATCTTTGAGATTCTTCTTTGACTTTTGCTTTAATCGCAGCTTCAAAGATTGTCGCAGCTTTCTGTTTAAACTCTTCGGATAAATCAGAGTCGCCAACTAATGCATCAACATCAGCTTTGATGTCAAGTTCAGATTCTTCTTTTTTATATCCAGCCTTCATATATCCAGCTTTCATATCTTTCTTTTCATCTTCTTTGTCGTGCATTGCTTCAGCTTTTTCTTCTTTATCTTCAGGAGTTTTCTCAGTCTCTTTTGAACCCTCTTTTAACTTAGGCATTGCGTCAGCAGCACCTGCGTTTTTTTGTTGAGCGTCACCAGAAACTTGATTGATTTTTTTTGAAGCGTCAGGATTACTGTCTGTAGGTTTAACTACAGCTGCGCCTAGATCCTCGTGACTCGCCATTTTAGCGATGTGTGAAGGTTCTGCCGCTACAGCATTTTTCTTCGGAGCGTCGGCTTGCGGGTTTGTACTCGCTTCGCTAACTTCCTGTTCCATTGCCTCAATCTTTTTATCTGTTTCGGCCATTGAAATCTCCCTTTATAAAAATAAACGTTTATTTTTTCTTGTTATAGGATATTTATAAGATTATAGTTTTTGAAGAAAGTTTTTGAAGACGTTAATCTTCTTTTCTTCTAAACTTCTTTT